TGGCGCCAAGTGCGGAAACCCATCGGCTGGCTTTATTGAACCAACGCCAGCCGATCGTGCTGCGTTCTTCTTCGATGCTGGTGAAAAAGGTGCGGATGAGTGGATTAAGAAGCAAATCGATAATGGTGTTTTTGATCCTTCTGAATTGAAAGAAATTACCACAAACGAATCAAACACAGAGCCGCCGAAGGCTCCAAGCGGAAAGGTGAATGAATGCGGTATTCCTGAGGATCAGGAAGAATTTGATTCAAATATGATGTTATCCAAGTATTGGAATTTGGGTAAACTGTCCTCAAATGCGATTGTAGAAAAGCAACCAGTTATACCTCAACGCGGTTTAACCAAAGCCCAAATCGTTTGCAACTTAAAACTTCTTGCGGTCAACTGCCTCGATCCAATCAAGGAAAAGTATGCAAATATGATTGTTACGAACGCTTTCCGCAAACCACAAGGCTCTTCAGCAGGTCGTTCGCAACATGAAATCGGTCAGGCTGCAGATCTGCAATTCCCAGGAATAAGTAAAACAGAATACTACGATATTGCTCTCTGGATTCGCGATAACGTCCCACACGATCAGTTATTGCTCGAATATAAAACCACGGGAACTGGTTTACCTTGGATTCACATCTCATACAATAAGGCAGGAAATCGCCCAGCGGGAACGACCGTGGTGAAGAATGCAACGTTTAACAATTTTAGATTGTACAAACAGGGCTACCATCGCTTGGCATAACCTATAAATAATCCTATTACCGTTTAGATACGAAAATGGCATCAAACACATCAAGATTATACAAAGATTTAGATTTAAATTTTGGTATTAATCCAGTCACAAAAGATGTCGATAAGAAACTTGGCGATCGTGCAATTATAACTGCCGTCAAGAATCTTATCTTATTGAACTACTTTGAAAAGCCATTTAATCCGTCTATCGGTTCAAATGTTCGACGCTTATTATTCGAACCAATGGATGCAGGAACTGGCTCATTATTGCAGAAAGAAATCTCACTTACGATTAATAATTACGAACCACGCGTTAAGTTACGCAACGTTTATGTTCAGGCTGACGAGGACAATCAGGGATATAACGTAACAATTGAGTTCTTTCTGATTAATCGCATAGAACCTGTAACGTTAAACCTTTTTCTAGAAAGATTAAGATAGGTTATTTAAAATGGCAGAATCGAAGATTCAAATTACCGAATTAGAATTCCAAACTATTAAGGAAAATCTAAAGAACTATCTCAAAACCCGAGAAGAGTTTACAGATTACGACTTTGAGGGTGCAGGACTAAACATCCTCTTGGATATTCTTGCATACAACACTCACTATTTGGCATATTATACAAATATGATTGCCAATGAGATGTTTTTGGATACTGCCGACCTTCGTCAATCCGTTGTCTCTCATGCTAAAATGTTGGGGTATACTCCACGTTCAAGAGTTGCACCTCTTGCTCGCGTGAACATTGAAATTACACCTCCAATCGGTGACACACAAAATCTTTTACTTGTGCCAAGATTTACTCGTTTCAGAAGCGAAAATATTAGTGGAACTAACTTTCCATTCGTTTTGCTACAAGATAAAGTTTTGACTAAATCAGGCAACAAATTTACATATGCAAATGCTGTTCTTAAACAAGGAACTCCATTAGTTTATACTTTCGTAGTAGATAATGTTTCAAATCCAAAACAGCGCTTTAAAATACCAGATGTCGGTATTGATATATCAACGATTGAAGTAACTGTTCAACAGTCAGCAACAAATTTATCAACGCAAAAATATATTCTCGCAGACGATGCAAGTGTTGTTGATGAAAATAGTACCGTATATTATCTTGATGAAGTTGATAACGGTAAATATCAAATTTACTTTGGTGATGGAATTATCGGTAAAAAATTAGAGGATGGTAATTTGGTTGTTGTTACATACTTAATTACAGACGGTCCTCTTGCTAATAAAGCAAATACGTTCTCAATGATTGATATTATTGATGGATTTAGCAATGTTGCAATAACAACAATTCAATCTGCAGCTTCTGGTGCTGAAATTGAATCTATTGAAAGCATTCGCTTTAGTGCACCAAAAGGTTATTTGTCGCAAAACCGTGCAGTAACTAAAAACGATTACATTGCATTAATCAATAAAAAATATCCATACTTCGATTCTGTTACAGTTTGGAGTGGAGAAGAAGAAAATCCACCAGAAATTGGTAGAGTTTATATCTCAGCAAAACCAAGAGATGGTTTTGAGATCACACAAACTGAAAAAGAATTTATTAAGGAAACAGTTCTAAAGCCGATTGGCATTTTAACAATTACACCAGAATTTAGAGACGCCGACTACAATTACTTAAACTTAAGAATTAAATCAACATATGATCCTGCAAAAACAAATAAAACACCTTCACAAATTGAAAGTATCATTAAGGCTGCAGTAACATCATTTGTAAATCTTGAGTTGAATAAGTTTAATGCAACGTTTAGATCTTCGCGCTTAATTCGCCGCATTGATGATGCAGATCCATCAATATTGAGCACTGAATTAAACGTATTTGTTGAAAAGAAGATTAAACCTTTACTAAATGCAACGGCAAGATCTTATACGCTAGATTTCGGCGTTCCTTTAATTCGTGGAACAACAGATAATCGCTTATACTCTTCCCCAGAATTTACTATTTTTGATTCTACAGATACATTACGTTCTTGCTTCATTGAAGAAGTGCCTTTCTCATTCTCTGGTGTAGATTCAATTGAGGTTGTAAACCCTGGTTCAAACTACACAGAAACGCCAACAGTTGAAATTGTCGGTGATGGTACTGGTGCTACTGCAGTTGCTGTGATTAATAACGGTGCTCTTCGTAGCATCAATGTTGTAAAACGTGGCTTTGAATATACAACGGCTACAGTAAAAATTACTGGTGGTGGTCCTGAGGCTCGTGGCGCAACTGCTAAAGTTGTAACACAAGGTAAGAGTGGTACGTTGAGAACTTATTATTTTGACGAAAACCAACAAAAAGTTATTTTAAACGACAACATTGGAACTATTAATTATGATACTGGTATTGTCGTTTTAAATAATATGACTTTCTTCGATATTTTAAATGACGCTAAACAATTAAGCGTTCATGCAAAACCAGAAACGACGGTATTCCAGTCAATAAGAAATAAAGTCATCACAATGAAATATGATGATCCACAAAGTATAATTGTAGAATTAACGCCAGTCGAAGCATAATATGGCAAAGATTAACGAAAATATTTCTAATCTTGTTGATAGCCAAGTGCCATCATTTGTCGCCGAGGATCATCCAAAATTCGTTCAATTTTTAAAAGCCTATTATGAATGGTTAGAAGATTCGAGTTTAGGCGCGACAATTTACCATAATAAAAATTTAATCAATTTATTTGATCTTGACAATTCAGAATATTCGGATTTAATTACGAATAATACTCTTGGTGGCGTAATACCAACAACGGGTAATCAAGGACCACCAGGACCACAAGGCTCGCAAGGCTCGCAAGGCTCACAAGGCTCACAAGGCTCACAAGGCTCGCAAGGCACACAAGGATCACAAGGTTCGCAAGGGTCTGTTCGCGCTGATGGTACAATGCAGTTTGCATACGATAATTGTGGTTCTGATACATTAGATAGAACTAAATTATCAAAACAAATTACATCTTTACGTTCCCAACCAAATTTATCTTATGCGTTCTTATTTCGGTCTTTGTATAACACAACTGTCGATTTGTATAGCCCAAGAGATGACATTTTAAAAGCGTCTCACGGTAAATGGATTTTGCCTCAGGCAATTCGTTTAACTGCATCAAACACATTGTTTGCTATTGATACTACCTTGTTGAAAGGAAGAACAGTTAATGGCGAGCAATCAAAGGCTAGTCGCATTATTGAAGGTGCATATAAAACTATTGATCGCGACTCTGGTAGACAAATACTAGAAATTTTCATTTCAAGCAGAGATGAAGAAAAGAATAGACCATTCTTTGCTGGCGAATTTATTACAATAACATACGTCGATACGGACGAAACGACTAAATTAATTCGCGAAGAATTGATTGGTTCTATTTACGATCTTAAAATTGATCCAAATAGAAGAGGAACAAAATATCGTGGATTAGAAATTGACCCAGATACAAATGCTATTTCTTATCCAGGTGACCCTGTTGTCTTTTATGGTGGACTTGCAGATTCGTTAGATGCAATTAAAGCCGAAGCCTATGTTAAAAATGTCAGTACTGGTGGTATTGAAACAATAGATCTAGTTGACGCTGGTTTAGGTTATCGCCCATTCACAGGCACCTTTGTCACCACACTCACCCCAACAGAAGGTCATGGTGCAAATATATTTGTTCGCGCCGTTGATACTGACAATGCTGTAACACTATCTTTGAATACGGATACTATTGGATTTAAAAAAGATATTGAATTGCAAGCGGCTGACTATGGATTTGTGAATATCGGAAGTTCAACAATTGCTACAACTCTTGGTCAAGCATTTGCCTTCTCTGAAGTAGAAGTTGCTCCTTTAAGAGTCGTAACAGTTCGTCAAGGCGGCTCAGGTTATGCGTCACCACCAGAAATTGAATTTGAGACATTTTACGCGAGCGATTTAGTTGCCGACGAAGATGTTATGATATCAATTGACACGACTCCGCTCGCTGGACCAAATACACGATCATTATATTTGTCTACCTCTCCTGTAGAATATTATGAGGGATCATATGTATTGATTGTTCAAAAGAATAGTCGCGCAACACGCGAAATGCGTAAAATAGTTCAAGCATTAACTCAAGAAAATGGTTCAGTACTATTAGTTGTTGATCGTGCATTTTCTGCCTTAATTAATGAAAATGTAAAAGTTTATGTTGAAAATCGACCAAGAATGAAAGATCTTGGTCAAGTTGCAAATGTACGAATTATTTCTGGCGGCACAGGTTATGCAGTTAACGACTTAATTTTATTCAATAGTTCAACCTCTGTCGGTTATGGCGCCAATGCTCACGTTTCTGCTATTGGTGGACTAGGTGACATTACAGAAATTACAGTAACTGAACGTGGAGAAGGTTATTATGCCGCTCCAAATGTTAGCGTTCAAAC